GTTCGAGACAAATTGTCCCAACGTGAGGACAGGCTAAAGTGTTGTTCTTCAGATTAAAAGAGCATTCGATTGGCAGATTATTTTAGCAGGAAAAGAAACCATTGTAGATTTCCTGTCACATTGTGGGAACACAGTTCCGCATATTATTCGGAACTGAAATACCCCTATGCAAATTAATTGCGCAGGGGTATCTCTTCCCGGAGGAGTCAGAATGGAAGCTCCTCTTCTTCTGTCAGGGGCTCAGGATGTTTATATTGCAGGTACTCGTACAGCAGGCCTTTCTCCTTCAGGAAATCTATAAGGGTGAGGATCTCGCAGCCCAGAAAGCTCTGCGCGTCACGAAGGAATTTTTTCGTCTCCTCAAAGGAGCCGTGTACAGAGCGTCTGTCTGTATAGAAATCGAACAGCTCCCTGTCCGAAACCTCAGGCGTCTCCAGGGGTTCGCTAACCGTGACCCACTGCGCCGTCCGATGCCATTCAATAAAGTCAAAAAATGTTCCGTCTTTATGGGCGATCTGGTCCGGGTTCTCATAAGGGCTGTTCCCGGCCTCCACCCAGGAGCGCAGTTCACCAAGCTCCAGCCAGTCAAGGGTTCCGGCATAGGTATCCTCCACAGCTTTAAGCTCCCGCTGCAGGGCTTTTTTATGTTTCTTATCCATAGTCCTCCCCCTATCCCAGTTCACAGTCGTTGATAGCCTGCATGACCGTGTCGGCATCCACCAGGTCCAGCTTCCTTGCCTGCGCGCACAAAAGGCTCTGGCTGCAGAGACGGTTCACCATACGGGGCGCGCCGTCCGAAGCGTTCAGGATGGCCTCTATGGCCGCTCCGTCAAAAACGGCGTGGTTGCACCCCGCCCCCTTAAGTTTCGCCTGGATGAAGGTCTTTCCCTCGTCTTTGGTCATGCCCTCCATGTGGAAGTTCATCACGAGCCTCTGGCGCAGAGGCTCGTGGGCGGACAGCCGCAGGGTGTTGTTCAACTGTCCCAGGCCGCACAGGAGGACCACGGCCCGGTCCCTGGAATCCATCTCGAAATTAAACAGAAGCTTTAAGTCATTCAGGATGGCGCCTCCTACATAGTTCGCCTCATCGATGATAATAACGGGGGTCTTTTTCTTTTCCAGGCAGAGGCGGCTGGCCTCCTCCTGTATGAAGCGGAAGTTATCGGGCTTTCGGAAGGAGGGCTGTCCGCCCAGGGCTTCTGTGAGGCTGCGGTAGAAGTCCGACACGGTGAGGGTGGAGAGGCAGGAATAGACCACCTTATAGAGGGAAGGGTTCAGGGACGCCGCCCAGCTTCTCACGGCGGTGGTCTTGCCCCGCCCAGGCCCGCCCGTGAGCAGGCCGAAGCCCTTTGTCCTGGCCAGGTAGGAAAGCCGGAAGAGGGCTTCCCGGCGCTGGGCGGTCTCCACCAGGATCTCTTTCGAATTCTTCAGGAACGGGTTAAATTCCAGGCCAAAGCGCGAAACATCCATCATCTCTCACCCCCTTCGGAAAGGAGGAGCTTCTCCCGTTTTATGGAAGCGTTCTCCCGCTTGTTTAAGAGCCTTACCGGGAGCAGCGCGCCGTCCGCCTGCGCCACATAGACCTCCTCCATGCCCGGGGAGCAACGCAGCCGTATCCTCTGTCTGGCAAAGCGCATGTCCACCTCGTACTCCACGTTTCCGATGGTGACCACGCTGTCGGCGGAAACCCTGCGCTCCAGTTCCAGGAGGAAATCCGTCCTGAGCCTTTCCTGGGGGAGGCGGCGTATCTTTTCCGGCTCGGAGAAGAAACGTTCCTGGGGGCATTTGCCTTTCAGGGAGGAATGGGCGGAAAGGTTGTAGCTGCGGACATAGGCGCACAGGCTTCCGGAAAGGGCCTCCAGGGAAGGGAAGTCCCGCATGTCAAGGGACGCCATCCACTGGTCCTTCATGGTGCGGAACCACCTCTCCACTTTGGCCTTGGCTGTCGGGGTATAGGGCTTACAGTAGTTAATGGTAGCGCCGATACGGGCGGCCAGCAGTTCCATCTGCCTGTTTTTATAGGCGCTGCCGTTATCGAAATTGAACATCCTGGGCACGCCGTATTTTGCCACGGCCCCTTTCATTACCGCCATGAGGTTTACAAAAGTATCCTCGAAGAACACTCCGGCCCCGGTGACAAAGCGGCTGGCGTCATCGATCAGGGCGATCACGTATACCCGGCGTTTCCTGCCGTCCTCCGTCTTTATGTATGGCCCGACACTGGAGTCCCCACACCAGACTTCGTTTATATGGGGGCGTTCATAGCGCCGCATATCCTGGGCGTTCATCATTCCCGTTTCCAGAGCAAGCCGGTTCACATACCGGTTTACGGTGGATTCGGAGACTTCCCCGCCTTTTATGCTGCCGTCTTCTTTTAACTGCCGGAAGATGGCGGCGGCGCCCATGCGGGGATAGCGCGCTTTCAGGTATGCGATCTTCTCTTTCAGGTCGTCATCCAGCTTCCTGGGTTTGCCGCAGTCGTTCCTCCCGGCAGGCAGGAGGGCGTTGAAACCGCCTTTTTTGTAATTAAAATACCATTTGTAGAGTGTTTTTGGCGCATAGTTCCTGACCTCCCCGTCGGGATGCAGCAGTCCCTTTTGTGACGTCCGCTCCAGATAATCCGCCAGGTTCCTGTACTCTCCAGGCAGTCCGGGGATGAGCGGCGCGATGGCCGAATAACGCATCAGTGCGATAGAATGCTTATAATCCTGTTCCATTGATAAAAAATCTCCTTTCCGTTTTTCTGCCATCATAAGGGAAAGGGGAAGGAAAGTCACCCAAAGTTATGTAGGCGGGGAAAAAAGGATATTTCTGGTATTTTTTATCTGCATGAACTGGCGTCCGAAGAGGCGGATGCAGGGCTTCGCGAGGGCATGGGCCGGGGACAAAGGGATCCGTTCGCTTAGGAGGCGCTGCCGCCAGAAGCGGATGTATAAGGACAGGATGTAAAAGACCTGGCTGGGGGAGAGTTCCGGGTTTGTGTCCATGACCTCCATGCCGTTGTTCCCGTCTTCATAGGAAGAAGCTATGGCGGCATGGTGTGCGAGGGGGATCTGGGAGTAGGGGACGATGGTGGAAGGAAGGAGGGCATGGGTAACCTTGCAGAGGCTGCACTGTACCCTGCGGATGGTCAGTGGGATCTTCCCCAGGGCTGTCTTTACAAAGCGTGTATAGCCGCCATGCCCCACAAGACAGCCGCAGTGGCCGCAGGAGCATTTAAGCAGGGCATTCTGGATGGAATCCATGGAGGAATCATAAAGATCCTGTGAAATTTCGTTGCATTCCTGAGTAATAACTGTTATCATATCCTTGTTAGTGGCGGAAGCGTCCGCCATGGCGTGTGTGAGGATAGGGACACAAACTTTGGTCGGTGAGGGTTCCTGTCCTTTTTTTGTGTATCAGATAGAAGGATAACACAAAAGGTATGGAGATGAAATAATCTGACGGAAAATACATCAGATTAAAATATCCCATACCTTATTTAATTTGGAGAAAAACGGGGGATTTGGGTTCAGATAAAGTAACGAATAACAATATCCACCTGCCCGGAAGGGATGCAGTCACGATAAATCACACGCTCTTCGGAGCCGTTCCTGCCGAGCAATGATCCCTGGAAATCCCACACAGGCATAACCTGCGTTTCCAGAGCCTTCATCAGCTCTACGATAAATTCATCATCCTCCACCACAATCTGCGACATGGTAAGATTGACAGCAAAGGTGTTCGCCGTCTCATGTTCCTGGGCATCACCCAAAACACTGTACTTGGCATTGTTCCAGCTGACATTCGATGTAAACTGCTCTACCGTTGCCAACAGAACACCGTCCTTGCTGTAAAATGCCCCATCCTTGCCGGTCCTTGCGTGTCTGGAATCGCCTGCTGCTCTTTCATTTCTCATGGCCTATACCTCCTATTCTTCGTTAGTGCTGAACCGGAACAGGAATGTCAGATAGATATGCTCCATCGAATCCTTGTCGATAACATCAATATCGAACCACGCACTGTCTCCGTCCGCCTTGTATGCACTGCTCTCCGTCACCGCACACGCTATCAGCTTGCCTTCCTCGCGCATGGAATCGCCGACACCCTGTATCTGGCTGATAACGGTTGCTCTTCCGTTATTGTCGTTGTCAACCTTGCCGACCAGATCATCCGTGGTGGTATTGATACGCCTTATCAGCTCAAAGCGTGTCTTTACCCTTCTGATTTTCTTCCAACCATCATCCTGGTTGTCTGCCGGGGTAATGAGCGTATTGATTGCATTGTCAATCCACACCTGCTTAGCCTTGTTGTAGCTCAGCACGATACAGCCCCTTTTCTCCGCAGAAATCATATCCGTGTTCGTGAGTTTTTCCAGAATCTCGGTAAACCCGCTGATTACGGTATGCGTGAGGGAAGAATTTGCCGCCACCGCCCCAATCATTCCGGCAATACGGGCTGCTGTCTGGTATCCGTCAATGGTAGAACCCTGTTCATCCACCCGTGCGTTCAGCACATAATTCATCTTCTCGTCATTGAAAGCCGCTGCGTGCTTAATCCTCGTCTCCAGCTCCACTGTATGCTTTTCTGCCACAACTGCCTGTGCGAGAGAACCCGCATCAAAAATACGGTTCACAAACGACTGCAGGAGCAGGTGGATTTCCGTATCTTCTGTATCGAGGCAAATCGTATTGAACTCATACGGTTCTACCTGTGCAAAAGCATTGGAGTAATCGCCCGTTGTAGTCTGCGGATTCGTTCCCTTTGTGAACGCACTCTGGGAAACAATCTCCAGCAGGGCACTTTCCTTACCCTCCTTCAACTCTGCCTTGAAATTTTTGGAGGATGCCAGGGCATCAACCAGAGCCTTTGCCTCTCCCTCCCCGGACAAAAACTCAACCTTTTCAAATTCCGTTGTCCCGGTATAGAAAATGCACTCTTTCAGAGTGGAATCCGAAAGTTTCTCACGCACCGTAACCGCGAAATCCTTATCTCCCGGATATTTCGCTGTGATACTGATGGCATCTTCCTTTGCCGTGTCCTTCAGGTCGATGGTTCCCTGTGTTCCTCCGTTTCCCACACGGCAGGCAATGATTGTCTTTGCCCCTCCAGCAATCACCTCTCTGATTGCATCCGTTGTAAGCCCGGTTCCAAATGTCTGCTCGTAGCCATCCTCGGCGCTCAACTCCACTGCCGTATTCAGCGGCCCGAAGTCTGCCTTAAAGATAACAGCCGTTACTCCATTCATGATACCCGCGGCAGCATTCCCGCCTTTTTTCTGGATATTAAAATAGGAGCCAGGCCGTACCTTTGTTTCTCCTAAGATAAATGTACCTGCCATCCTTACTTAACCTCCCTCTTTAAGAATTTTCCTACGATCTCCTTCGCCTCTGTAACCGTACATTCCGTTTTTCCGGCTGCTTTCAATGCCGCGGCAACACATTCCTGTCTGGTTCCAAAGACTTTCTTCGCATTCGCCGCCAGCTCGCTTACCGGATAGACGGACTCCTGCAAAGTTTTCTGCTCTTTATTCGGGGCCTGCTCCTGTGCTACTTCCGCCTTAGTCTCAGCGGTTTCGGCAGTTCTGGCCTCCTTTGTTGTCTCTTTTGCCATTGTGTACCTCCTTATTTGTACTTGACATGGGCTGCTGTCAATGAATGAGGCTTTGCCTTATACCTCAACAGCCCATAATGACCTGTTACAAAAATCTGACCGTCTTTCAGATAATCAGATTTATAATTCGCCTGCAGGCGTTTGATGAACATGGGAGAATGATCCAGCATGATGATCTCTCCGTCCAATGAC